CCTATACTTTGGACATCTTTGACTACGATCAGATGTTCGGCGAAATGGTCTGGTTCGAGAATGGAAAGACGCTGAGCACCGAGTTTCGGCCTGAAAGATCACTCAACGAATACTATGAGAGCAGAATCAATCGTATCCCTCTGAATACATTAGCTTTCTCAGAGGACGGATCGAAACAGAATTACCACGATTCTGCTACCGGAAACAACCTGAACAAGGCGATCTCATATCTGGAGAATAGTGATACGATGACTCATGATCTGCTAATTTACGGTGACCTGACTCTGACTTCTGGAATGACAGTTGAACTGAATATGACCAAGTCCGTAGATCCTACACTCCGAGTCGACGGAGACGTTGCCAGAAGCGGTCCTGAAAGAGACGAGTTCCTGTCCGGTACATACTTGGTCACTGGAATCAAGCATAATTTCTCCAAAGAGTATTTCTGTGAGATTCGAATCAAGAGAGATTCGTACACTTACGACCTAAGCGAATTCTGATGAATAACATTGATCATTATGTTGGTGGGCAGTTTGCCTGGTTCACGGGTGTCGTCGAGGACATTCATGATCCATTAGAGATGGGTCGCGTCAAGGTTCGTTGCTTCGGATATCATTCTCCAGATCTATCTGCTATTTCAACCGAGTCGTTGCCCTGGGCAATGGTGATGACTCCGATCACCTCGGCCTCGATGACTGGAATCGGCCAATCTGCGACCGGTGTTCTTCAGGGTTCTTGGGTGGTCGGATTCTTTCGTGACGGTCCATCGGCGCAGGATCCTATTGTACTTGGCACCATTCCTTCGATATCGACAGATAAGCGAGCCGGCAAGGGATTCTCGGATCCGGATCAAACCTATCCGAGAGAAGAAGGTCTGGAGAAGCCAGATACTCCGATCCAATCTCGATCTGATTGGACCGATGCCAATAGCTATGCGAAGCGCGAGGAAGTTCATGTCTCAAATATCGAGACAGCAGTTCCTCCAAAGGTCACATCGGTGGCGCAGGACGAACCGGATGCGTATTACACACGCCAGACTTGGAGTAATTGGGAAGTCGCTGAGGTAGTTCAGCCGACATATCCAATGAACCATTCGGTCGAGACCGAGTCCGGTCACGTTCGCGAAGTTGATGACACACCGGACTATGGTCGTATCTTTGAGATGCATCGTTCCGGAACGTATTACGAAATCGGCAATGCCGGAGATCGGACTCTGACGGTTGTCGGATCTAACTACACTGTCATCTTCGGCTCAAACAATGTCTACATTCGTGGTGCATGCAATCTGACGATTGATGGAGACCTTCGGACGCTGGTCAAGGGTAACTATCATCTGGAAGTCGAGGGCAACAAAACAGAGTACATTAAGGGATCGCGTCAGTCAAAGATCGGTCAGTCCGAGAACATCGAGATCGGAAAGGACGTCTCGAAGAACACGACCGGTAATCATGTCGAACGAGTCGGCGGTAACGCGACAATCACGATCGATGGATACCGACTAGAGACTATCGGATCAAATGCCGATTGCACGATCGGCGGCAATCATAGTCAGATTGTGGTCGGTAACAGCCAGTATGCCGTCGGTGGCAATCTGGAAGTCTCAGTCCTTGGTCACTTATACCTGACGTCTCAGGAAGACATGAAGATGGAAACTCCATCGAACATGGAAATGAATATCGATGGCGGTCAGACGATGAACATTGCCGGAACACAGGACATCACAGCAAGCGTGACAAACATCAACAACAATGTCAATATCGATGGAAATCTGGATGTGACTGGCACAATTGATGCAGACGGAGTTATCACGTCTGGAACACAGGTAAAGGTCGGAGCAATCAATCTGACTACTCACCGCCATACCGGAGTAATGTCTGGCCTAGCAACAACCGCAACACCAGTCGCATAATATGTCATTACTCTGCGGAAGTAATTCGTCCCTTGATTCCCTCACTTCTACGACCGGGGGCATCAAGGATATTCTCCAAAACGGAAAGAGCGGCCTGGCATCTCTGCAGTCCAAGATTGCAGAGGCGCAGTCAAAGATACAGACGGTCCAGACAAAAGTTGCTGAGGTATATTCGTTTCAGGGTGAACTTGCTGCCCTGAAAAGCAATCCGAATCCACAGGCAATTGCGCAGTTCCTGAACAAATGGGGACCAAAAGTTCCGGCTGCCCAGACGTATGTTCAGAAGATCACACAGACTGCCAATAGTGCGGCAAAGGTTGATGCCTTTTACTCAGAATTGAAGGCTCTCAAAGGAGCTGGCCCTGCATCGTATTCTAGTTTCATCCGAAAGTGGCAGACTAGCATTCCTGGTCTCAATATGTCCACGACGATCGCAATGCTTGATGAATCGGCGCAGCTTCAAAATCTGTCAACCGAGATTCCTTCATTGATCAAGAGTTCAAAAACCAGTCTTAAGTCCGGCAACATCAATACCAAGCTGCAAGGAGTTCAGACCGGTTTAACCGCTGCATCAAAACTTTTGGACGCAGCTGGTAAGATAGGAAACCTTGCTGCGCTGTCCTTGGATCTCTGCAAAGACATTCCGAACATCAAGATGAATACGGCAACCGGTGCAGTTGTCACCGAGGCAAAGGAAGTCGTCGTCCCATCAGGCAATCCCGAGACTAGCGAGGCCGTTGTTTCGACGATTCAGACGAATTATAAGGGTCCGGGCTGACCTCAGAAATGCTGTATAAATAGGTGGAATTATGGCGGAAACCCTTTCAGACTACAATGTCAACGAATTCATTGCGACGAATAGATCGCAAGTGGTCTCGAAAAGACGTTCGTTTTCTGATCTGGATCTTTCGCTGGAATTAAATCCAAACTTCAACGATATCGTCCCGCTGACCGATATTGACGCTGTCAAAAATTCAGTCAGAAACCTGATTCTCACGAATTTCTTCGAGAGACCCTTTCAGCCTTGGATCGGATCCAATCTCTCTGCATTGCTATTTGAACCGGCCGATTCGTTTACGATCATCTCCATTCGTGAAGAAATCAAGAAGGTACTTCGTAAGTATGAGCCCAGAGTCGACGACGTCACTGTTGAAGTAAAGGATCAATCAGATCGAAATTCTTATACTGTTACCGTCGGATTCCGCGTCATCTCGGTAGACGAGCAGGTGGACATCACCCTATACCTCAAACGCATCCGTTAACATATGGCACAGATCAACGTATCCGAACTAGATTTTGGCACACTCAAGGAGTCGATCAAGTCGCACTTTAAGAGTCAGTCAAAGTATAACGATTTTGACTTCGAGGGATCTGGTCTATCGGTCCTTTTGGACGTTTTGGCGCATAATACCCATTACAACGCCGTCACTGCACACCTTGCTCTGAACGAAGCATTCCTCGATTCGGCACAGCTTCGTGGAAACGTTGTATCACACGCCAAACTCCTTGGTTACATACCACGTTCTACTCTGGCCTCTACCGCGATTGTCAACGTTGAGGTAGAAGCTCCTGTTAATAACGCTCCTTCATTCTTATCGCTGGACCGTGGCACTAAGTTCAGTACTGTGGTTGACTCGACGAACTATACTTTCGTGGTTCTGGAAGCCAAGCCAGCCGTACCGAAGATTAATGGAAAGTATACGTTCGAGAACGTTGCAATCAAGCAAGGAACTCTGAAGAAAATGGTATATCGAGTCGATGAGCTGATCGAAAATCAGACATACGAGATTCCGGATGATACTGTGGATGCGACTACGATGCAGGTCAGAGTACGCGATGGCAATGCCGAGTACTCCATCTATACCCAGTTCACGACGCTGATCAATATCACTTCGGACTCAAAGGTGTACTTCCTTCAGGAGAATGCAAATGGAAAGTACGAGATCTATTTCGGTGATGACAATCTTGGAGTGAAGCCAGGATCTAATAACATCGTCGAGATCGAATATGTATACACTAACGGAAGAATTGCAAATGGAGCCACAAGCTTCAAGGCTTCTCAGACGATCGGAGGAATTGCAATCAACGACATTACCGTTAGCACCGTTACCGGTTCGTATGGTGGACAGGCAAAAGAATCCGTAGAGTCCATTCGATATAACGCCCCACTGGCGTTTATTACTCAGAATAGAGCTGTAACGGCTGACGATTACCGAGCAATCATATTGAGAGACTTCGGTAATATCGATGCAATTGCTGTATGGGGTGGAGAAACCGATCCTGAGCCAAATTATGGAAAAGTCTATATCTCAATTAAGCCGTCCGGAAAAAATGCTCTGAATGTTGCCGAAAAGACTCAGATTGTTGATACTATTCTTCGTGGCAAGAATGTCGTATCAATTGAGCCGACAATTGTTGATCCTGAGTTTACCTTCCTGGAATTAGAAACTTTCATCAAGTACAATCCTAACTTGACCGATAAGTCTACAGCCGGAATCGAATCTTATGTTCGAGATATCATTCGCCTGTACAATGAACGCAATCTTCGAAAGTTTGACGGTGTTTTCCGTTATTCTCAGTTCCTTAGCTCGATTGATAGCTCTGAACCATCTATCTTAAATTCTGTTGCACGTGTCTATATGTACAAGACGATCACGCCTTTGCCTGACAGACAGCGCAGCGCGTTCGTTTTAGATTTCTCAGTACCGACATATACCACAAATTCAACTACCTCAGTCCTTTCATCCACTGCATTCAAAATCGGAGGAATTGATCATTATTTCGGGGATAGCCCAATTCCTGGAACTGGAAATAGAAATCTTTATATCTACAAGTTAGTTCAGGGAACTCGTGTTCGCGTTGCTGGCGCTGGAACTATTACGTCCTCGCTGGGCAGAGTGGAGCTGACTGGATTCCGAGCCGATGACGACACTCCAATCAAAATCACAGTTCTTCCAAATTCCTTTGACATCGCTCCAAAGAGAAACCAGCTGTTGGATATCGATCAGCAGTATGTTACAGTCACTGCAGAAATTGACTCAATTGCTGTAACTGGTGCAGGCGGTTCGACTAACTATACTACGACACCTCGTCACCGCTGATCATGGCTTCACTGATTGAGTCAACAGCCAGTACTCGTAGGTCCACCAAAGAGGTGGCCAGAGTAGAGCAGCTTTTTCCGGATTCACTTAAGCCAAAAGCGGCAAAGCTCATTGAATTCCTAAAAGACTACTATGACTTGGTCAACAAGGATGGAACTTCCGGATATCGAGTTGCAGTTCGATCAGGTGCAGGAACATTCACCGCCGGAGAAGACATTACTTCGATTGGTCTCGATGGAGCTCAGATCACCGGAAAAGTTTCTGCATTCACTGACAACGAACTTCTGCTATATCAGGTCACGGGGACATTGATCAGAGGATCGACTATTGTCGGATCTGAATCAGAGACATTAGTTCTCACAAATGTTTCGGGATCGTTTATTGCTGGAGAATCGGTGAGTTCGCGCGATACCTCGAATAATCCGGTTTCGGCCAAAGTACTCCTGGCCACCGGCAATACATTGCTGGTAAACAATATTGTTGGAAATTTTGCGGTTGTTGCTTCTCCTAACCGAAAGGTTGTGACAGGAGTCGTTTCTAACGCAACTGGCGAAATCACTGGAATCACTCAAGGTACTACTAGAATCATCAGTCAGATCACGCCGATCTATGACAATCCTAGTTATACAATCTCCAGAATTACAAAAGAGCGAGATGTTGATCGGGCGACCCAAAGATTCTTCGAAATGCTGCAGAGAGAAACTGCAGCTAATGCTCCAGGAAAATTTAACATTTCGGAGGCCGATGCTTACAAGAAGCTGATGAAGTATTATTCTCTCCGTGGATCATCGAATTCCATTGAGTTGTTCTTTAAGATTCTGTACCAAGATGAAGCCGAAGTTTACTATCCTTATGCCGATACTCTGAAGCCTTCTTCCGGAACATGGAATGCTTCACTCGGAAGATACACCGATAATAACGGATTCCTTTCAGATAACAAAAAGATTCATGACTCTTACTACTATCAGAGGTATTCGTACGTAGTCAAAACAGGTACAAATTCTTCTGAGTGGAAAGATTCATTCAATCGCCTCGTCCATCCGGCTGGATTTATTTTCTTTGGACAGATTTTCTTGCTTCTGACAGCTGTAGAGCTTTTAGACCTGAAGACGGCATCCAAGATGCCAAAACTTCAGCCTGGACTCATTGGTCTTGAGGATCTGACTTTGATACTCGAATCGATCTATACTGATCTGATTCAGCTAAATGAGCAAGGACAGCTAGAATACATTGAGCGCAATATGCGGGTGCTATATGATTTCCAGAACATCCTTAGACTCGAACTTCTGGGAGAAGGAAATAGTCAGTCTAAAGTCTTCTATAAGACCCTGGAATCCATGAAGTTTACTGGCTCTAATCCGATCGGAACTTATTCAAACAACACCATCAACGAGGCTATAAATAACACCGTCTCGTATGAACCAAATGGTATTCTCATCAATACGTACCAATTTACACCGTAAGCACCATGTCAGCAATCATCTCAACGGAATTCCGTAATCTAAACGCCAGAAACTTTAAGCAGAACATTCTTGACGATCGCGAGAATGTATATCTGTTTATCGGCAAGTCAGACAAATGGTCTAGCACTATCGGTGGTACCGACGACGTTGTTCCGAACAGCGGACTTCCGAAGGATACCATTCTCGAGCTCAGAGATGCCGATTCGAACATGATTGCCATGAAGAGCATCGGTTCGACCGATGTCATCAATCTGATTCCTCGTTATAATTGGGAGTCTGGTGCATTTTACGCGGCCTGGGATGATAACAAGACTGATATCTTCGATCGCGGAAACGATACGCCGTTTTATGTCCTGACAGACACCTTTGCAATTTACAAGTGCTTGCATGCTCCAAAAGATGCTGCCGGAGCTCCGATTGCATCCACGAATAAACCAAGCCACGTTCCTACGATTAACGGAAATGGAGATATCGAAGGTGATCCATACAAGTATGCAGACGGTTACATCTGGAAGTTTATGTTCCAGATTACGGCTACCGAAGCCGCAAAGTTTTTGACGAATAGCTATATGCCGATCAAGACGGTCGTCGGCGCAGCAACTGCCGTTGTTGCTGCTGGAGTTGGCGGAACTCTTCCGGCTGTCACAAATGGAGCATTTCTAATTGGAAATACGAGTGGAGCCACTGGAACGATCTATGCAACAGGATCGAGTGCTGGAAGTTATATTGTCTACAATATTCGCGGAAATTTCGTGGCCGGCGAAGTTATCACTGGAAGTGGTGCCGTTAACTGCACACTCACTTCAATCACGCTTGGAAACGTTGATACTATTACAGAGACAGGTGACGTTTCGGAAGAAGAAAAAAGCCGAATCAGGTTCCAAAACGCAGCAAAGAAGACGCTGACTGGAAAAATTTATACCGTAGCAATCGATCCGAATGATCCGACTGCCCAGACTCTTTCTTATGGTGGCACTGGATATACGAGCGTACCGACTGTCACTATCAATGGTGACGGAAGTGGAGCGGTTGCAACTGCTACGATTGCCAATCAGAAAGTAGTCAAGATCGATATTACCGGTACCTCATATGGCGCAAACTATAACGTTGCCTTCGTTGATGTCGTTGGTAACGGATCTGGATGCAATGCTCGAGCAGTTCTTTCTCCAAAAAACGGACACGGATCATCCCCTGCCGAAGAACTCGGCGGATTCTATGTAGGTATTGCAGCTACTCTAACCGGAAATCTCGGTGCTGGCGACTTTGCTGCCGATACATTCTTCCGTCAGGTTGGACTAGTGAAGAAACCAAAGGAACTATCCGGCGGAAATCCAGTGACGGCAATTTCCCCAACATTGTCTGCTCTCCGTAAGTTTACAATTACTGCTCCGAGTGGAACGTTCCATGTCGGCGATTATATTACTACAGTGTCCGGAGCCAAGGCATATATCGATACGGTAACGACCGATGGATCGACACGGATTCTAGGAATTCACCAGAATGACAAGACTGGATATGGATCGTTCTCAACAGGAAATTCCATAACTGCTTATACACCAGGAACAGTCAATTCTGTTGCAGCTGGAACCATTAGTGCGATCGCCGCGTCCGAATATGTTCATTTCAGCGGTGACGTAATCTTCCTAGAAAACCGTACTTCTCCGATTGCTCGTAGTGAAACTCAGATCGAAGACATTCGTATCATCGCAGAATTTTAATCTACTGCCATGCCCATCACATATTACAATGAGTCTCCGTACTGGGATGACTTTAATCAGAACAAGAATTATCTGCGAGTC